TGCGGGGCTAACTTCTAATGGCGATATTGTCTTTGAAGGCGCAACAGCAGACGACTTTGAAACCACTGTAACCGTTACTGACCCAACTGCTGACCGCACGATTACGCTGCCTGACCAAACTGGCACGGCGATGCTGTGGCAAAGCGCATGGCCTGATGATCTTAATACAGATAATATTGCAATAGGCGATGGCGCACTGGAAAGCCTTACGTCATCTGGGGGTAGCTATAACGTAGCTATTGGACGTAATTGCTTACAAAATGCGACAACAGGCGGCTTTTCAGTAGCGATAGGAAATCGCACAGGTGATGAAATAACTACAGGTAGTGGCCATGTATTGTTAGGATATAATGCTGGGGGCGCACTAACCACAGCTTTTTATAATGTGGCGGTGGGTCAAAATAGCATGGCGCAGAATACCACAGATAGCTATTCAACTGCGGTTGGCGTAGGTAGTGGCGGTGGTGATTTTTTAACTGGCGGCACTTATCTTGGTTACAATGCAGGGAATATAGATGCGGATAGTAAAGACTACCAAGTAGCAGTTGGCTATCGCGCAATGGATGACTGCACTGGAGATAGGTCAGTAGCCGTTGGCGCTTTATCAATGTCAGATGGCTTCCATGTTAATTCAGTTGCTATAGGTTATGATGCTTTGGGACGTAGCTCCACAGGCAACCCATATTATAACGTAGCCATCGGTTATGGTTCAGGCAGTGCCTTATTTAGTGGGGACTATAATACGATTGCAGGTTACCAATCAAATGTATTATCCACATCAACCGCGAATGCAGTTATTATCGGAGGAAACTCGCGCGGAACAACCCAGAGCGTATCCATTGGCTACCAAGTGATGGGGAGTGCTACCGATGATAGCTATTATAATGTAGCGATAGGCTATCAAGCTGGCTATGATATGGATGGCGGTGATTATTGTGTCTTTATGGGGTATCAAGCTGGATATAACGGCGGGACAGGTAGCTATAATAGCGGGGTCGGTAATCAGGCATTGTATACTCTGACGACAGGGGCTGGTAATACAGGTATTGGTCACGGCAGCTTGTATGAGACCCAAACTTCAGACTACAACACTGCAATTGGAATGAACTCAGGCAGAGGTGTTACAGTAGGGTATAACAATACGCTCATCGGAATGCACGCTGGTTATTCTCAAGATAGTTCTATTACGGGCAGACTAACAGCAGGCTATAATGTAACGTGCCTTGGTTATGAGGCGATGCCATCAAGCTCCTTCGCAACAAACGAAATCACGCTTGGTGACAACGACATTACATCTTTACGCTGCAACGTACAGACAATAAGTAGCTTGTCAGATGAACGCGATAAAACTGCAATCGCAGACATTCCCTATGGCTTAGACTTCATCAACGACATGCGCCCAGTGCAGTTTACTTGGAGCCGCCGCGATGGGTCACTAGGTGCAAAGCCAGACATTGGCTTTATTGCGCAAGAGTTGCACGATGTTGAGCTAGACCACTCATCGTCATCACGCACACGATTGGTGAATTGGGCAAACCCAGAAAAGTTAGAAGCGGATTACGTTAGATCGTATCCTATTCTTGTGAAGGCCGTACAAGAACTGTCGGCAAAATGTGATGCGCTAGAGGCGCGTATAGCTACACTAGAAGGAAACTAAGATGGCTGTAAATGAACTAGACCGCGACTATCTAAAGTTGCTGCACATGTGCGATCAGATTGAAAACATCCAGAACGGTATGAAGATGGAACATGAGGGCGATGCTGAAAAGAAAAAACAAGTCGGCAACATGGTCATGCATTTGGAAGCGGAAGTGCTAGACAGCAAGTACACAGATGGCGGCAAAGACATGACGCGCATCAATAGCACCATCACGTCTGGTCGTACCTACTGGAAGTCATAATTCATGCTTGGCTTTACACCACTCTCATCTGCGCCACTCGCGGATAGTGGTCTAAGGCATTTTGTTGCTGCCAATGAGATAACGGCAGGCGCACCAATAGTTGACACAGCATCTGTCTTTGAAAACGAGACATGTAATGTTGACAGCATAACGCTAGGCGCACCTACGGTTGACAGCGTAACTTTTACGCAGGGCCACAACTTCTCTACGCAAAACATCAGCATGACCCCTGTTGTGGACAGCCTACCGTTCACGCAAGAGTACATTCTGACGGTAGAGGATATACTAGGTGGGGCGGCTACGCTGCCAGCAAGGTTTGTTTGGGACTTCCAAGAACCAGTGAGTGACACTTGGACAGAGCAGGCAGATGATGACAGCACTTGGACAGTGCAAGCGGATAGCGACAAGACATGGACAGAAGTTTCTGATATAAGTGACACATGGACAGAAGTAAGCCCGCCCAGTGATACTTGGTCAGACGCGGCATAAGGATTGAACAATGGCAGATACCACAACAACCACATATGGCCTTACCAAGCCAGAAGTCGGAGCCTCAGAAGACACTTGGGGTACAAAGATCAATAACAACCTAGATGACCTTGATGATCTACTTGACGGTACGACAGCCATTGCGCCAAACCTAACTGCTGGATCATGGCAAGTAGGCGGCACAGCAATTACCGCAACTGGCGCAGAGTTGAACTATTTAGACATCACAACGCTAGGAACATCAGAGGCAAGCAAGGCTTTAACCGCTGATGCAAATGGTGTTGTGACTTTTGATAATGGGATCGTAGAAGAATACACGGCTGTGACATCTTCTACCAACGCAACAACAGTAAACTTGCGTGATGGGTCTAACTTCAGCCATACACTCACGGAAAACACTACATTCTCATTTAGCAACCCTGCGGCAAGCGGTAAGGTATCTGCGTTTACGTTGAAGGTTGTGCAAGATGCGTCAGCATCAGGGTATGTATTGACTTGGCCTACAGCGGTAGATTGGAGCAATGGTCTAGCGCCATCCTTGTCTGCAACAGCGAGTGCTGTGGATTACTTTGTGTTTATCACGCATGATGGCGGTACAACTTGGTATGGGTTTGTTGCTGGTCAGGCTATGGGGTAATTTATGTCCGTAATTACAAACAAACTTATGCTTGGAACCAGTGATCTACCATCGCTGTACGGATACATTATTGATGCAGATGGAATGAATGTCACCAGAGTGCAGTCATTGAGCAATGGCGAACTAATTGTTTCTGGCGATGGCAGAATGATAAAACTTGACGCTGATGACTACTCAGAGCAGTGGGAAGTGTCGCATACAAGCAGCCATGATGACGATATCGGCATGGCAGTAGATAGCAACAATTACATCTACAATGTTTCTACTTATGACCCGGGTGCAAGTTCATACATTTATATTACGAAACATGACCCAGCAGATGGTTCTCAAGAAACGTACAAAAGAGAAGTAAGCGCGACAGGGATAACCTTTGACCACAACTCAGTGTGGGACACTTTTGTTTTAAGAGAAGATGCAGATAGTGTTATTGCAGCAAGAACAACAACAGTTGATGCAATATTCTTTGGGATTGACGTTGAGGGTGGGGATACGGGCATAGACGACAGAACCGTAGAATACAATAGCGGTGCTGGGTTTTTAGAAGGATTAGCGGATCGCGGCGATGGATATTTTTCCCAAGTAGGAAAAGATACAACTTCTCAAAACATCTTTGCTGGCTACGCATTGGCAAACGGAACAATTAACTCCACTCAGACAGTGCAGTATCAGATTGCAGGCGTGGATAAGATTGGCGGTGTCCCAAGTGTTGTTTCAGATGGCACAAGTCGCATATATGTAAGTAGCCTTGTAGATTATAGTAACGATAATTACACAGCCCTTTCTAAGTTTGATTTTAATGTAGCAAACCACTATCAAACTATTGCTTATGATTTATCAGGTGGCTCAAACAGACCTATTATGGTTATGGATGAGGATGCTGAATACATTTACCTGATGATACATAGCAGTTCTTATAAGGTATACTTCATTAAAATAGACTTAAGCGATATGAGCTTGGTTTGGGAATACTCTTTAAGAAATACAACTTCTGACTTTAGCTTAATCTGTAGACAAGGTTGCATAAAAAAAGATGATGGCAGTGTTGTTTGGGCATTTAACAATGGCCCAATCATCGTAAGTCCAGATGGTTTGCCTACAGGGACATTCGGCGACTTTGAGGTTCTTGAGGAGAGCAATGGGCTAAAGTCAGACCTAACATTTGACAGCTTAACAAGCATGAGTGAAACCGTGGCCTCAGTTACAGGCTACAACAGCGCTTTAACTTTTGAATATTGGTCTACTACTGACGTTGTGGACACGGTAACAAAACAGGAAGTTAGACTTTAAAGGAACCTTACAATGTATGTGAAAGTAACAAACGGAAGCGTAGACCAATACCCTTACACGGTCGCTCAACTGCGCCGTGATAATCCAAACACATCTTTTCCCAAGCGGATACCGCAGGCAACTTTAGAGGCTTTTGGGGTGTACTCTGTATCAGTAGGCGCAGAGCCATCATATGATGATCGCACACAGAAAATTGCAATGGCTTCTACGCCAACGCTCTCTGGTGGCTCTTGGTCAATCGGATGGACTGTAGAGAGTAAGACTGCGGATGAGGTGCAGGCGCATGATGATGCTGCGGCAGGTGCCAATCGCAAGAAGCGCAACCAATTACTAGCTGATACTGACTATCATGGGCTGTCAGACGCTACGATGTCTGCGGAGATGACTAGCTATCGTCAGGCACTCCGTGATATAACTAATCATGCAAACTGGCCTAACTTGTCAGATGATGATTGGCCTACAAAACCATAAGAGGGTTTAGCCCATGCCACTCATTCCACTACAAATTCCAAAAGGACAGTATCGCAACGGCACTGAATATATGTCTCAGGGGCGCTGGCGCGATGCAAACTTAGTGCGCTGGCATGACGATGCGCTGCGTCCAGTAGGTGGATGGCAGCAAAGGGGTTCGGTAGACCTTAGCATGAAAGTGCGTGGGATGATTTCGTGGGAGGACAACAACGACACACGGCGCGTTGCATTTGGCTCATATAACGCACTGAAGATTATGAACGCTGGTAATGTTGTCACAGACATTACGCCAACTGGCTTGTCAGCAGGGCGTGAGGATGCAACTGCATTTACTGGGTTTGGTGGTGGCTTGTACGGAACAGGTTACTACGGCACAGTGCGTCCCGATTTAGGCTCTACTCTGCCTGCTACGGTTTGGTCATTAGACAACTGGGGTGAATACCTCTTAGCAATGTCACCAGATGACGGTAAGCTATATGAGTGGGATTTGGTTGCATCAGAGGCTGCACAAGTTTCTAACGCGCCCACAAGCTGCTCTGGCTTCATGGTTACAGAGGAACGCTTTGTTGTATGCTTTGGTGCTGGTGGCGATCCGCGCAAGGTTCAGTGGTCAGATCAAGAGGATAATACGTCTTGGACTGCGGCTGCAACAAACCAAGCTGGTGATCTCAATATTCAGACCAATGGGACGATCCTTGCTGGCGTACGGACGCGCGGTCAGTCTTTGATTTTGACAACTGAAGATGCGCATACAATGACATACCAAGGCCCACCGTTTGTATACGGTATAGAGCGTGTTGGTACGTCATGCGGTTTGATCGGTGCAGGGGCTGTAGCCTCTGTTGACGCTGGTGTGTTCTGGATGGGGCGTAGAGGTTTTCATGTATACTCAGGTGGTCAGGTGCAGGCTATACCTTGTGAGGTTGGAGATTATGTGTTCTCTGGCATGAATACGGCACAGCGCAGTAAGACTTATGCTATCGTAAATAGCGCATGGAATGAAATCTGGTGGTTCTATCCTAGCTCAGAAAGCAATGAGTGTGACCGCTATGTTGCGTATGACTTTGCAGAAAACATCTGGATGACAGGCGACTTGGATCGTGTCTGCGGTGTTGATCGCGGCGTTTTCCGTGACCCTCTGTGGATTGATGCAGATGGCATTCTGTATGAGCATGAGATTGGTTACGACTACGGAACAAGTACGCCATATGCTGAAACTGGCCCGATTGCGCTGGGTACTGGCGATAATATCTTGAATGTTGTTGAGTTGTTGCCAGACGAAAAAACGCAAGGCGAAGTGCAAGCTAAATTTAAAACGCGTTATTACCCAAACGCAGAAGAACGAGAGTATGGCCCATTTTCTATGAGTAACCCTACATCTGTACGTTTTCAGGGTCGGCAAGTGCGTATGCGTGTAGAGGGTGCGCAAAGCCAAGATTGGCGCGTTGGCATTATGCGATTAGACGCGCGACAGGGTGGGCGTAGATGAGAATTGTCCCACCGTTTACCCAAGATGTTAAGTCATTTGCTGAGAACTTACGGCGTTATCTTGGCAAGGCATTGAACCAACTAGATGCAAAGGATCAATATTCATCTGCTGCGGAAGATGGCATTATCTTGTATGACAGGGAAAACGAATATCCAGTTGTTTCTAAGAATGGGGCATTTGTGCAGATCATTTTGGAAGATGGTCACGCATCCTTTTATCGCACCACTGACGTTACTGCGGCGGCTGCTGACACAGCGTATGCGATAACATATGATGCGCCTAGCGGGAATGTTGGCATAGATCGGGATGCGACAGACAACAGTAAGATTGTGTTTGACCAAGCTGGTGAGTATCTTGTGATGTTCTCAGCGCAAATTGCGTCATCTTCTTCTAGCACAGTGAAGTTTTATTTCTGGCCTCGTTTAAATGGGACAGATGCGGCAAATAATACAATCATTTATTCCCTGCACCAAAATGACGCGACTGTTGTTGTTTCGCGTTCTGCAAAGTTTGATGTAAGTGCGGGTGATTACTTGCAAGTCATGTGGGCGGTAGATAGCACATCAGGTTCACTTGATGCGTCTGCTGCTACAGCATTTTCCCCAGCAGCGCCTGCAACTACGCTGCATATTACGAGGATGCACGGATGAATGCGCATACGTTAATAGACGTACTATTCAAATGCAAACCTTGGATTGAGGCCGCAATAGAGCGCTCAGGTAATTTAAACACTTGGGATGAGATATGCGCAGGCATACGTTCTGGCAAGATGCAACTTTGGCCTGCAGAGCGTGGGTGCATTATTACAGAAATCGTGGTATATCATAACACAAATGCCTTGCATGTGTTCCTCGCGGGCGGTGAATTAGATGAAATTTTACAAATGACTGAAAATGTGAAAGAATGGGCAAAATTGCAGGGCTGTTCCTTTGCCTCGTTTGACGGTCGTTTGGGATGGCAGAAACCTTTGGAGAAAATAGGCTGGAAGCCTCACTCCATAACAATGCACTTGGAGTTTTAATATGGGTAGCAGTAAGACCACTCAGGAAACCAAAATCCCAGAATATCTTGAGGAAGCTGGTCGCTTGGCGGTAGAGCGTGCGCAGCAAATTCAGCAAATGGGCTACATGCCCTACATGGGGCCAGAGGTCGCCGCGATAAACCCATATGAGCAGGCTTTAGCCCAAAATGTTGGAGGCATGGCCTCTGCGTTTGGCATGTCGGCACCTTCTAGCTTAGACATGGGAATGCCTACTGTTACTCAGGGTGGCATGACAGGGTATAGCTCTTATCCAATCTATCAAAGCGCACTAGAGCGCTTGCGCGAGCAGCGTCCAGAGCAGTATGACTTCTTTGCCAATCAAACAGGTTTTGACCCAATTACTGGCGCGGCGACAAGTTTTGTGCCAGCGCCGATTGACGGAGGCTCAGATGATGGCGGGGGTGATACACCATATGTTCATCCCAACAGAAGCAACAATGAGGACAACCTAAGTCACGCTGAAATTATGGACATGCATTATGGACCAGAGCAAGGCCCGCCGCGCCCAGCATATATCTCAGGCGGCTTTGATCCGTTTGGCCCAAGAAGTGAAGCTACATACAGCAATGCCATTACTGGCGAGCCAGCAGGCCCGATAGGGCGTGCTATTGGGGGGTTATTTTTCTAATGGGTAGTTCAGCAAATCAACCGACACAGGCCGCAGGCGGCGCACAGCAACAGGCTATGCCTTTAAATCAACTTGGCGGTGGCTTATTGCCTAATGCGCAGCAGCCTATGCAGCAAGCAAGCGGCGCACAGCAACAGGCTATGCCTTTAAATCAAGCTGGCGGTGGTTTAGTGCCTAATGCGCAGCAGCCTATGCAGCAAGCAAGCGGAGCAAATCTAAATGCCTTTCGCATGGGGGCGCAAGGTGGACAGCAGCAAGGTGGGTTTCAGCCTAGCGCAGCGCAAATGCAGCAAATGCAGGGTTTTCAATCAGCCTTGGATGCAAAGCAAAACCAATACTTCCAGCAATTTGGTAAACCTACTGACCAAGCCTCTAACGATAAGTTTAAGCAGTATATGCAGGGGCTTCCAGAGTATGCGCAAGCGCAACAATTTAATCAGGGTCTAGCAGCCCAAGCGCAGCAACTAGCTTCTACTGGTGGTATGGGTGCTGTTCAGTCGTCAGCACTTCCTAAAAGCAATGCGATACCTTATGGTATGAGGCCACCAGAAATGGGAACTGGCTTTGGCGGTCAAGGTGTCCAACCAAATCAAGGTGGATCGGCGGCACAGGCGCGGCAATTACTGCTTTCTGGTGATGCTGCTGGCGCAATGAGCATGCTGAAATCAAATGTTGGTATGCAAGACACAAGTTTGAAATCTGCTGATGCTTTACAGTACATGAATGCAACAGGCGATCAAGCTGGTACAGAGCAGATTTTGAGATCGTCAGTAGGCTTGCCCACTGCGCAGCCAGCAGTAATGCCGCCAGAAGCAGGCACACCGGGTTTAGGTGGTCAAGGTGTCCAGCCAACAACTGGGCAACCAAATGTATTTCAGCAGTCTCAGGGCGCGTTTGGGCAGGCTCAGAAAACACTTACAGACTTGTCAAACTTCCAGCCTCAACAAATGCAGGCAGCGCAAGCAGGGTCAACAGCAACTTTCGGTGGCGCACAACTCGGCCCAGCAGCGCAGTTCGGTGGAGCGCAACTTGGGCGAACTGCAACATACGGTGGAGCAACTGTAGCTCCAACGCAGACATACGGTGGCGCAACTGTAGCTCCTACACAAACGTATGGCGGCGCAACCGTAGAGCAAACACAAGGCCCACAAGCTGCAAAACTAGGCCCAGCATCACAAATGACAGCATCAAGGCTTGGGGGAGCAGCGCAGATGCAAGGCGTAGGAGCAGTGCAGTCAGCACAAGCGCCAAGCCAGATCGCAGTAGATCAACTGCGTACAATGGACATTTCTCAATACATGAACCCTTACACTCAGCAAGTTGTTGAGGCAGGGCAGCGAGATATTGAGCGTCAGCGTCAGTTAGCATCGGAGAAACTAGGGGCGCAAGCGACTGCGGCAAAAGCATTTGGTGGATCGCGTCAAGCAGTCCAAGAAGGTGTATTGGCTGGCGAGGCTCTGAGACAAGCTGGTCAGCTATCTGCGCAGCAACGTCAAGCAGGGTTCCAGCAAGCACAACAAGCGGGTCAGTTTGATATTGGTCAGACGCAGGCAGCGCGAACATTGGCATCGCAGCAAGGCTTCCAAGCGGAACAACTGGGGCAGCAGGCGCGTGAAGCAGCGGCGGCACGAGAGCAAGCGGCAAGGGCTGGAAACATGGCAGCAGCCAACCAGTTTGCGCAAAGACAGGCAGAACTTACACAGCAAGCGGGTGCTGCTAACCAAGCTGCCCAGAACCAGTTTGCATTGGCGCAGGCTGGGTATCAACAGGCGGCTGGATTGCAGGGGTCATCACAAGACGCAGCAAGAGCAGCACAGCAGGCAGGCTTAACCCAACAAGCGGGCTTGGCAGGTGCAGCAGCACAAAACGCGGCAGCTGCACAGCAGGCAGGCTTAACGCAGCAGGCAGGTCTAGCAGGTGCAGCAGCACAGAATGCGGCAGCGGCGCAACAAGCGGGGCTGACACAAGGAGCAAATCTTGCAAGCATGGGCGCATTGAACCAAGCGGCAATAACGCAAGCAGGGTTTGGTCAGCAATCTGGGTTGGCAAACCAAGCAGCACAGAACCAATTTGCACTCGCTCAAGCGGGTTATGGGCAGCAAGCTGGGTTGGCAAACCAAGCGGCAATCAACGCGGCAACTCAAGCGGCAGCAGGCCGAGAGCAGGCAGCAAATGCGGCAAACTTCCAAGGCCAATTCCAAGGCGCAGGAGTTCGCCAAGGTGCGGCGGGTGGCCTAGCAGGGCTTGGCGGGCAGCTATTTGGAGTAGGTCAGCAAATCCAAGGCGCTATCGGTCAGCAAGGCGCATTCCAGCGTGATTTGCAGCAGCAGCTTATTAATAGTGCTATGGGTCAATATGGCGGTGCTACTGGCGCACCTATGTCTGGACTTGGTGCGCTATCGTCTATCTTGAGTGGTGTGCCGTATGGACAAACTACAACATCAAGTACGCCGTTCAATCCACTTGGGCTAATTGGAGCGTTTATCTAGGATGGATTATCGCCAGCTTGCATATCAAACCGCGCAAAAGTATGGCATTGATCCTGACTTGTTTGTGCGCCAAATACAAGCAGAAAGTGCGTTTCGCCCTGATGCAGTTAGCTCTGCTGGGGCGATTGGACTTGGTCAGCTTATGCCTGCGACAGCAAAAGAGCTTGGCGTTGACCCCACTGACCCTGTGCAAAACTTGGAAGGTGCAGCGCGTTACATGAAGCAGCAGCTAGATCGCTTTGGTGATCCAGCTTTGGCTTTGGCTGCATACAACGCAGGCCCAAGTCGTGTCGCAAAAGCAAACGGCGTGCCAAACATTACAGAAACACAAAACTATGTCGCCAAGATACTTGGTGGAAAAGGTGGTGCAGCAATGGCTCAAGAACCGCAAAAACAACCTCAAGGTTTGCTAGGTGGCCTACTTGGTGGGCAGGGCATAGGTGGCGCACTTGGCTTGAGTGATGACTTTAGAGATCGCCTAGCGATGGGCATTATGGCAGGCTCTGATCCA